TACCACTTTGATACCGTTAAATTAAACGACTACTTGACCAAGTTGTGCAACCGACGTAATGTAACAATGATTGAAGGTGAAGTAAAGTACGTAAAAACAGACCTAGCAACTGGGTTTTTTACGACGTTAGTGCTTGCTGATGGGCAAGAAATAGAAGGTGATTTCTTTATTGATGCCAGTGGTTTTAAGAGACTCCTAGCAAAGTATCTTCCAGACGACTCTTTTGTAAGTTTCTCCGACTACCTTCCGTGTGACAGTGCTTTTGCATTCCCTACGAAAGCAGATCCGTCAGGTGAGATCCGCCCGTATACACGAGCACGGGCATTAGATAACGGTTGGATGTGGGAAATCCCAACACAAGAACGACGTGGTAACGGGTACGTGTACTCCTCACAACACTGCACTGACGAAGAAGCCTTGCGTGAAGCATCCGCTGTACATGGTTTTGAAATAGAGCCAGTCAAGTCATTCCGTTTTGAAGCGGGATACTACAAAAAAGGTTGGCAAAAGAACTGCGTCCTTATAGGTCTAGCATCTTCTTTTGTAGAACCATTGGAAGCCACTTCAATTGGATCTACTATTCAACAGGTCAGATTGCTTTCTTCCTACCTTCCTACCTTCACGGTGAATAGTAAAAAGACAGTCAATGAGTACAACCGCATCATGGACTCTGTGATGGAAAACCTGTCATCAATGGTTGCTCTCCACTACATCTCAGACAGAACAGACACCAAGATGTGGAAAGACTGTCAGTCTCTAAAGCGCCCAGACCTGCTGACACACTTGTTAGATATCTGGTCTGAGCGTGCCCCTGAATACCATGACGTACCTACAACAGGGTTTGAGTTGTTTGGCGTTAACCACTTTTGGCATGTTGCTCAAGGTCAAGGAGTCCTCAACTACGATAGTGTCGTAACCCAGATTGACGCCTATAATTCCAAGCAACCCACTGAAGAGTGGCAAATGGTATTCCAAGCACAGAGACAATCCACTAAATTAATAGACCACGCAGGATCTTTTAAGGAACTATATGAATAGCAAAACGTTTAGATTTATTGAATGGTTAGCCCCGTCATTGGTGTTTGTGGCTGTTATCTGCCACGCTTTTGACCTATACCCAATTGGACCAATGTTTCACCTCACTGGAGCGTCACTATGGGTTTATGTGGGTATTAAGAAAAAGGCTGGCCCAGTACTGTTGAACTTTGTACCCCAAATACCGATCTGGTCCTCTGGAATCCTGTGGTGGCTTTTGAAGTAAACTAGTGCCATGACAAAAATGCCTTGGCCCGTAGTACCTATCAAATTCTGTGAACACCTAGAAGGCAAGAAGCCTTCCCAGATCACTCCTGCGATGCTTCGCAAGTTGTCGGTGGGTGGTCAGATGCACCATTGCGCCGCTCGTGCTTTTGAAGCCATGAAAGCCGCCGCCGCCGCAGACGGTGTCAAGTTGGCTCCGACTTCAGCAGGCGACACATTCCGCAGTATTGAGACCCAGACCAAAGGATTTTTGACCAGATACCAGAAGGAATTAATTCCAGGCGCCTCAACCCGCACATGGAATGGTGTGAAGTGGTATTTGAAGAAGGGCAATGCTCCTCTAGCGGCTCCTAACGATGACGCTAAGACTTGTTCACGTCACATGCTCGGCATCGCTATTGACATTGCTAACACGGGCAACAAGAAAATCATGGACTGGCTCTTGGCTAACGAACAGAAGTTTGGTTTTAGCCATGAAGTAGTGGACATGCCAGGTGCTGAAAGTTGGCACATCCGCTTTACCGAAGGCAAGGCAATGCCACAGGCAGTCCTTGACTACGAGGCAACACTACCTCCAAAGGCGTAATATAGAGCCGTATGGCACCACGACCTAAATCAGGACTAAGCAAATCAGCACGTGAGCGCTTTGCTGAGGGACTGAACTATTATTCAGGTCAATACGCTATTCAAGAAGAGCGTGCTCGTAACCGTGCAAACGAAACGAAGTTTACGCCAACCGAAATGGTCCCAATTCACTGGGATCCAAATACCACTTACTATCACGCCGCTGATGAAAGTAGTCGTGTAGAAGCATTCCGATATGTGGCTATGGAAGGTGGTCCTGGTGCTGTTGGGTATAACGGCACACTTTTTGTTCGGTTTATTAAACACGGGACTCCATGGAAATACTTGAATGTCCCAGAGCATATCTATCAAGCGTTTGCGTCTGCTCAATCAAAAGGACGCTATATTAACTCGGTACTCAATAACTTTCCAAACAGTAGGGCATCAGGCGATGAAGAAAGCACGTTTTTCGTTCAGTCTCAAATTTAGACATAACGAAGTTCACGGCATTGGTCCGTTCTATTGGATTACTAGAGATTTTGCAAATACCAATACACCTCTAATGTGTATAGGTATTATGAAAGAACTAGGGCAACCATGGCGTCACGGTAAAGGCGTACAATTGCGAACACGCACCCATACTTTACAAATTGGGTTGTGTAAGCGTGCCAGTATTACTGATGAGACAGACGGTATATTACAAGCAATAGGTGGTCGTGAAATGGACGTACCTGCACAAGAGATTGGATTATGGTGATGGGCTTTTTTAAAAAAGAAGAACCTTCTAAAAAACAAATACCAAAGCGTTTACAAAATCTAGACCGAGCATCTCTTCTACAATGGTTTGACACCAGCATCATGATCCTTGGGTCATCATTTGATCGCTGGAGGTATCACGATGGCCCAGATGCCGAGGTAGGTGACGCCATTGAAGCGTTGTCAGATTTGTGGCAGGAATTGCAGAGTAGGGTTGACGCTACTAAATAGCGATGGTACTATCAAAACCTATGTCAAACACATCAACCAAGCCCGTACTATCAAACATTGACGCAGGAGAAAAGCGTCGCCTCATTAATGCGGTTCATGACCTGTTTTTGGTCACCGAATCGTACTCACCAAAGGTGTTTCAGCAGTCTGAAGAAGACCCAGAAGAAACCCTTATTGACATCAAAACCCTCATTATGATTATTGAGGACTCAGCCGCTTTGATTTCTGAACTGCGCCCACGTCGCCCAATTTACAATGACGACTCGCAACTCCAATTGAAGTTTGACAACAGCGACTACTAATTAGTCTATGATTGGTCTGTGCTCACAGACGACGAATTAGACGAAAACCTCTTAGCCGAGGACGTAGCCGAGGAACTGGACGAAACCTCAGCCGAGTTCGTAGACGAACTAGTTAAACGCATTATTGTGTTTACCGAAGAGTTCTGCGACGTAGAGTTGTTTCCGTACCAGATCCCCATTGCATACCGCTTGATTGAATCTGTCATTTTAGGTGACGGTGAGGAAATGACGGTGGTGGCTACACGTCAGTCAGGCAAGTCTGAGGTGCTCTCTAATGTCATGGCTTCACTTATGGTTATCCTGCCTAAGTTGTCAAAGATATATCCGACATGGCTTGATAAGTTTGAGAAGGGTTTTTGGTGTGGTGTATTCGCCCCAGTAGAAGACCAAGCAGACACAGTGTTCAGTCGTATTGTTGGAAAACTTACTAGTGACCACGCAATGGACTTCTTGTTGGATCCTGAGATTGACGATAAGGCAACATCAGGTGGTGCTCGTGGTAAAGGGCGCATCATTACTTTGAAGCATTCTGGTTCACTTTGTCGTATGCAGACCTGTAACCCAAAAGCAAAGATTGAATCAAAGACGTACCACTTCGTCATGATTGACGAGGCTCAAGAAGCCGACGAATACATGATTGCCAAATCAATTAAGCCGATGTTGGCGTTTAATAACGGCAGTATTTGTCTTACAGGAACGGCTACCCGTAACAAATCTTACTTTTACAAGATGATCCAGTACAACAAACGACGCATGGTCAATGGCAAGAAGACACGACCGTGCCATTTTGAATATGACTGGAAAGTTGCTTCTAAGTACAACTCTAACTACGCAAAGTTTATTGCTAAAGAGAAGTTGCGTATCGGTGAAGACTCAGACGAATTCCAAATGTCGTACTGCAACAAGTGGGTACTTGACCGAGGTATGTTCGTTACTGAGGAACGACTAGAACGCCTATATGATCCGTCTATGCCATTGGTTAAACAATGGTGGAGGACTCCTGTAGTGGTCGGTATTGACGTCGCCCGTTCTAATGACTCCACCGTAGTAACAGTCTGTTGGGTGGACTGGGATCATCCAGATCCGTTCGGGTTCCACGAACATCGTGTCCTCAACTGGTTGGAGATCAATAACGAAGAATGGGAATCACAATATTTCCAGATTATTGACTTCCTACGTAACTACGACCCTCTACGTATTGGGATTGACTCTCAAGGTGTCGGTGGCGCCGTAGCCGAACGTATGCAAATCCTGCTCCCTGACATTGAGGTTCTTGCAGTCTCATCTGACTCTAAAGCCCAACATGAACGTTGGGTACACCTAACAGAACTAATTCAGAGAGAACAATTAATAATTCCAGGTCACTCTAAGGCTCGCCGTACCCGTGGCTGGAAGCGCTTTAATCAGCAAATGAGCGACCTAGAAAAGACCTACCGTGGTCCATATATGCTGGCAGAAGCCCCTGATGAAAAAGGAGCCTTTGACGACTACGCAGACTCCCTAGCAATAGCCTGCTTTATGACCATGCATGACACCCTGCCCCAGATACAGGTGGCAGAAAATCCATTCTTTAATTGATGGTAATCTAGTTACAAGTTAAAAACCCCAATTACGGAGGCTTACGTGAACGTAGCACCAGCACCACAATTCCCAGAGCGCTCACCGAACGTTTTTGAACGTTCAATGGCGCCAAGCATCCCAGGCAACCGTGGACCGTTGCGCTTTGAAGAAGGCGTAGCAACAGACACAGACGTACCAAACGACTTCGGTCGTGGTGCATACGCTGACACATCGTCGGCTCCTGGTCGTCAGAACCACAACAACCCTGAGATGTTCTACAAGTATCCAGAAGAGACCATGCGTGAGCGTGCGCATGTTGGTTCGGCTTCGTGGATTGAAGCACCATCGGTGCTCTCAGAGTTTGTTCAAGGCTCAATGGCTGGCGATGGAATGCCACAGTTTGAGTACGAGTACAACAGCGGCGGTCACATGAACCGCATGAACCCAACAGTCGTTAACGACTAGTTATGGAAGGCGGCGCCGATGCAGGCGCCAGCACAACTGACAGCGCTGTTAATGGTGGGGGGAGTCAACCGACTCCCCCTACTAACACCCAGTCTGGGATAGCGATTGGTCAAGTTTATGCTGGAGCGGGATTCTTTGCAGGGGCTTTACGGTCTCGCAAACAACACTTTCATGAGTCGCACCAGCAGTATCGTCGTCCAGACTACGGCACAGACGATCACAATCCATACGTAGGTCCATCATACGGTCCTAAAGGTGGTATTGACATGAAGCGTAATATGTCTGGTCTTGGTGTGGGTTACCAAGATGCGCTTGATTTGTTTAAACCTATGCAATCTAATTTAAACAAAGTTTCTACTGGCGTTCGCATGAACCATCGTCCACAGGATCCAATGCGTCGTCGCCAATCTGGCATTTCGTCTTACTTAAAAGCCAATCCTCAGAATAAAGATGGAGCGTAGTTATGGGAACTAGGTCAAGTTTAGAAAAACGACTTGCAGAAGCAAGTGTTGATGACGTCCTCAAATACTCAACTGGTGCGGGGCTTAAAGAAGCGCAGCGTGCCTTTAGTGCCATGTCCCGATCAACTACTGGCACAACTAAAGGTGGAGACGTCCTTCGTGG